GAGCCCATCGCGGAGCCCATCGCGGAGCCCATCGCGGAGCCCATCGCGGAACAAAAAAAACCTGCCGACATTTTTGCAGATGTTTCTCTCGAAACGACACCATGGCTAACATTAGATGGTGTCGTATCAGAATGTAAAGTAGTTGATGTATACGATGCCGATACTGTTACTATTGGGATTCCGTATCTTGGACAAGTTCGTCTAGTTAAGATTCGTTTCTTCGGCATCGACAGTGCCGAAAAGAGAACAAAAAATCTTTCCGAAAAGAAAGTGGCATATGAAGCCACAGAATGGCTTACTAAATTGATTCACAATAAAGTGGTTTGGGTCAAATGTGATGGTTGGGGGAAGTTCGGAGGGCGTACAATAGGAACTTTGTATATGACGGAGGCTGATTTGAAAGCCAATAGGAGTATAAATGACATGGTAGTAGAGAAAGGGTATGCCTATAGGTATTATGGGAAAAAGAAACTCAAATTTGAAGATTGGTATGGAAAACAAAATGTTTAGTACTAATAAAAATGGGAGCTTTATTTAGTAAACCAACCGACGCTTCAAAAGATAAATTTAGAACTAAAGTTAAAACAATGAAGCAATCTAAGGTAAATTATGAAAGAAAAAGGCGTGGGCAAAATGCATATCGAATACATAATAACCATGTCTATTGGAGAGGTCAGAAAATTGGAGGAGGTGTTAATAGTAAACTATTCAAAGATCTGGGGGATGGTTACGCGAAGGATAAGAAATATATCTATTACAGAGGACAAAGGATAGACACGTATAGTGTTAACAAAAATTTTAAGGTTCTGAAGAACGGTTATGCAAAAAACCGCGATCATGTCTTTTTCAAAGGTGCTATTACCACAGCTGATCCAAAAACCTTTAAAGTACTAGCATCGACTCAGGGAAAGGATAAAAAACAATTATACGTCAAAGGGCGTGCGAAGAGAAAATCAAGAAATAAAAAGAAGAAAAGTCCCAGACGATAATCTGTATAATCTGTATAATCTGTTTATAATTATATCAACGTGATATAATTTATACCTATTGTTTTATATTGGTCCATCGAGGAGCAAATCTCTGCTCATTTCTCTTTCGCATCTGGCGTGCTAATAAATCTTCTCTTTGGAACTGGCTATCTCTTATCCAAGATAAACAATAATCACCAGTGACATCACATGGATCTTGGAGAATTGGATCGTACTTCTCATCTGGAACACGGTCATACTGTGGTTTCATATTTCCCATCGGATCTTGATACATAGTTCCTACAGCAGTAGCTTTCTCAGCGAAAAGAGGTTCATAAAAAGCGTCTTCTCGATCTTTACTTATATAATATAATACCTGTCCAGCATTAACATCAGCATAGGATGAATAGTTTTGCCCATAATAATCAAGACTTTTATTATTAGTTAAGGTATTTAGTTTAGGTGTAGACACAAGAGGAGGTCTATCTAGTTGTAGCCACGTGGGACCTGCAGCATTGTAAAGCCTAGGATCCGAATTAAGGTAAGTTGTCCCGTTACAAGAACTGCGTGGGCAATCCTTGACATCTATGGCAGTATAATTTTGTGCAAATTTATCATTAGAAACAACAGCAGGATTGAGTAAAGTTTGACCACACGCTGGGGAAGGTTCTTGTTGGACTTTGAATATACGTTTCGAAAAACAATCATAGTACGGAGAAAAATGACATCCCGGAACAGACATATTAGTCGGCACGCCTTTGGGAATTACAAATTCATCTTCGTTGCATTTGTAACATGTACATGAAGATTTTGGATAATCATAGATAACGTTAGTCATTTATATTATAACTTTTTATTTTTCAATAGATTATTCCATTGAAAATATTCTCACAATTTATTCTTATAGTTTATTCTTATAGTTGCCTATAATTTGACATGCTTACCCCTAGATGCTACCCTAAATGTATACTTACGACGGGACTTGCGACGGGACGTGCGTCGGGACTTGCGACGGGACGTGCGTCGGGACTTACGACGAGACGTACGACGGGACGTGCGTCGGGACTTGCGACGAGACTTGCGTCGGGACTTACGACGAGACTTGCGACGAGACTTGCGTCGGGACTTACGACGAGACTTGCGTCGGGACTTGCGTCGGGACTTGCGTCGGGACTTACGATGGGACTTTTTAGGACCGGGTTTCTTTTTACATCCACCGGACTTCTTCATTCCATAACGGCAACCCCCATGCTTGCGAGACTTACTGGACTTACGACGCTTGCGGGACTTACGACGGGACTTGCGTCGGGACTTACGATGGGACTTTTTAGGACCAGGTTTCTTTTTACATCCACCGGACTTCTTCATTCCATAACGGCAACGACCCCCATACTTGTGAGACTTACTTGACTTGCGACGCTTACGGGACTTACGACGGGACTTACGACGGGACTTACGACGGGGCTTACTACGGGACTTACTACGGGACTTACTACGGGACTTACGACGGGACTTACGACGGGACTTACGATGGGGCTTTTTAGGACCAGGTTTCTTTTTACATCCACCTGACTTTTTTCTTCCATATTTACAGGGAGACCGTCTCTTACGGGATTTGCGTTTGCTTCTTTTACGATAAGCCATTTTTTTTATTATACCCAAGAAAAAGAAAATTATTAAAAATTATTTGATGACAGATTTTTCATTAGAATCGTTATCTTTATTTTTTGGATAAAGAAGTAGTTTGTCGATTAAATCGACGTGCCCTAGAAACATTCTCCTACAGCAATATCGTCTTAGACCGATCTCTGCAAGTGCAATATTAATACTCAGCCCGGACTCCAGGTGGGATTTGTATCTTTCCCATTTATTTCCAATAATCTTGTTACATGTGAAGCAGCGAACCGGAACAATCATTGTGAAAAATTATTCCTAGACAGGAATAATTTTTCAATTGTATTTTACATTTAGAATAGTGCATTTACTCCTCCTATTGCGTCGCTAAACCCGCAAAACGAGGCTCTGCCGAGCCCCAGCGGGGCCCTAGACACTCCTCCTATTCCAGGTCCACCACCCGATAGTTCAGTTTGGTGCCCATACCGCTATCGTTGGGGAAACATTCCCAACTACTATATTTGAAATTACCGTAGTCATTCGATTACCAGTCACTGCAGTTTTATTAGGAGGAAAAAATCCCACACCAGAACCAAAGAGTATTTGGTTGCCTTTGTTTCCAGTTACACAGTTTGCAGTACTTACCTTTTTGAAATCGATATCATCGGCGATATGACAATTACTTACAACTGTATTTGTTGGAACATTTGACCCTGTAAAATTAACCGAGCGAGCTAAAATATTGCTCATCAAAACTCCCCCGCCAATATCGACCTAAATGCAGATTTGAAATGACATGATTTATTTTATTACAATGCAAAAACCCCTACTTTGGTAAGTAGGGGTTTTTGTTATTCTTTTATTCTTTTATTCTTTTATTCTTTTATTTTTTTGGTATAATGGATACTTTGATTCCCATTGCTAATAATTCTTGTGTTAATAATTTGGAAGCGTATGGATATTTACAGGTGGAAACTCGATCGGTTCGACAAGAAAGACATTCGTTTGGAGATGATGCCACCATACCACACTTATCACAGACAATGATGCGATATGGATCAGAACAGTCAAATAATCGTTCTTGTAAAAATTTTGAGGTTCCGTGAGCAATCATACAGTCTCTTTCCATTTCACCAAATCTCAAACCACCATCTCTTGATCGTCCTTCAAGAGGTTGACGAGTGAGAGTTGTGACATGTCCATGCGCACGGGCATGTATCTTATCAGTTACCATATGTTTGAGACGCTGGTAATAGGTTGGTCCCATAAATATTTTTGCTTTGATACGCTCACCTGTAAAGCCACTGTACATAATTTCCCAACCTGATTTATTGTATGGATTGGGTGACTCCATGCCTACTTTGGACAAATAATCACAGATTCTTTCAGCAGCATTGTTGGTACTACTTGAAGTGAAAGGAGTAGCGTCCCCAAATTTTCCATCAAGTGCGCTAGCTTTTCCCAACACACATTCCATCAGTTGACCGATGGTCATACGAGAAGGGATTGCGTGTGGATTGACTATAATATCAGGAACTATACCATCGGCGGTGAAAGGCAAGTCTTCTTGCCTGAGAGTTATACCGATAGTTCCCTTTTGTGCATAACGCGAAGCAAACTTGTCTCCTATTATCGGAACGCGCGACTGACGAATGACAACTTTTACCAGTTTGTAGCCATCTGGAGTAATTGTGACATGAACACGATCAATCACGCCTTCATTGCCCTGTTTAACAGCAACACTGCAGTCGGTTATAGTTTCTTCTCCAGTTTTCGAGCTTTTTGTGTGAATCTTCCCGATGATAATATCTCCTTTTTTAACTGTAAGTCTTTCGCGAACCACACCACGTTCGTCAAGAAGACTATAGTTACCGTTTTTTCTTCGAAAATATCCGGGCTGGCCACGCTTGCCTCGATTTGGCGGTGGTACACAAATCGTTTCAGATGAATACATTCCACCTTTTTTTTCTGTGTCAGAAATAGTTCGGTAATGAGTAGTGTGAAATAATCCTCGGTCGATTGCACTTTGATTCACAATAACAGAATCCTCCTGATTGAACCCAGTATAAGTCATGATGGCAACGATGACGTTAATACCGCATGGCATATCGTTAAATCCCATAATATCGGCAGGTTTCGTGCTCACTAAAGCTCTTTGTGGGTAATTGAGAGTATGTACAATGGTATCTGTGCGTTGTTTAAAGGTCATTGCATATATACCCAGAGCTTGCTTTCCCATGCTACACTGAAAACAATTCCGAGCCGATGGATTGTGATCAGCGAAAGGAATTGTATTGGCGATAACTCCGAGCATCATGGAGGGATGAATTTCACAATAATCATTTTCCCACAGATCCATATGATTCGGAGTCATTGCAATTACAGTATTCTCTATTTCTGAAGCATCTAAATATTCTATCATATTTTTACGAACTAGTTTCCTCCATTTTTTTACCTTTTGGTCGATGTTTAATCCATCGTCACCGATAGTAAAGAGTGGTCGACTAGCTCGCCCTGCTTCACAGAAAACTTTCACTTCGTTGTCAATTGGATCAAATGTCACTGAAACATCCGGGTCCAGACGGCGAATGCGGCGAAGTCTCCGTAAATCATCGACCAAATCATCTGGGTTCTCAGTCATTCCGATCAAAATACCATTTAAAAATACATAAACCAAGTTGGCGACATCTTCCGACTTGACATCGCTGACTGAGACAACGTTATTATTATTTTCTAAGACTTCTTTGACCAGAACAGTCGGTATTTTTCGAGTTACTCGACTGAGCAGGGAGTAGTTCAAAACAATCCCAGCCGATTGCCCTTCAGGAGTTTCAGCCGGACACACAAAACCGAACTGGGACTGGTGAATTTGTCGAATTTTAGCATTTTTAGCTTCCTTGCCGACAGGAATAACAATACGCCTGCAGTGTGATATAGTAGCTTTGTAAGTCATTCGGCTTAATACTTGAGATACACCTGTTCTGATGTATGCATTTTTCTGTACACCCCAGTTGCCAGTAGCAAAACAATGCTTCAGTCCCTGTGTAATGTTATTCAGCCTTGAGATGATAGATATCGCATTGAGACGCGATTTTTTCTTTTCTAGCATGAGCTTAATTGTATTGATAAATCTTTTGAACAATGTTTTGAAAAGTTCAGTGCATAATATTCCGCATGTTTCAATTCTTTTAAAACTGTAATTATCCCTATCATCTCCCTCATCTCCTTCATCTCCCTTTCTTCCCGATCTAATTCCTAGCTTAGTTGAGAGTAGTTTTTTGACGATATATCCTAAGAGCAAAGTTTTTTCTTTGACAGTTGCACTAATTCCCATATGGGGAAATAATTCTGTCTCGACTGCCTGGCGAGCATATGGTATTCGCTGTTCCTTTGGAATAACATGCATGGCATATCTACCTATATATCTGAGAGCATCATCTTGTGACTTGATAGAAAATGCATCTCTTGTGATCAATCTCATATACTTTTTTGCAGCTTTAATATCCAATCCAATCATACTGATTATATCCTTCGCTTCAGTAAATCCCAAAGCCTTGAAGACAATTCCAACTGGAATATATTCATTGATATAGGGAAGAGAGAATACTATCGTTCTATTATCTGACCCAATCATGGCTTTGATTTGAACCGAATGTCCGGTCTCTTCGGACATACTTCTCATTTCAGCTATATGACTATATGTTTCACCAGGTTTTTGCTTAAGAACAATTACTTGGTTGTATGCATTGCGTAATTGAGAAACAATTACGCGTTCATTGCCTTTAATAATAAAATATCCTCCGTGATCATTTTCACATTCTCCTGCTCTAATTCTTTCCATTTTAGTCATGCCAGTCAGATTGCATTTATCTGAGCGCAGCATGATTGGTGTTCTTCCTATCTGAACTCTGCGGTGTTTCTTCTCTTCAATAATCTTACCATCTTCATATAAAGTCTCAGTGATATCACAACAAATAGCTGCATCATAATTTAAATCCCTATCTCTCACCTCAGCCGGAAGTATAATCTTGAGTTTTCTATCATCCTCAATTATGCTTGGTTGGCCTACAAAGACATCACCAAAATGAATCACATATCTTTGATTCTGTCTTGGTTCAACTTGTATGTCGGCCTCTCCGTTGATAACTTGTTGAATGCCGTGATTAATATATTCGTTGAATGATTCGATTTGGGTAGACACGAGACCTTTTGTTTTCACAAAGTTCTCGATAATTTTCCAGATATACTTTTCATCGACTCGTTGAGACATGTTCACTTATTTTGAGTAATTTTGTTCTTAATTTTCATTTTTTTCATAGTATTTATCCAACCTTGGTATAGTACTTTCACGGTTGTGTTTTAACTTTTTGACATCTTATGCATCTTTTCCATCACAACGACGATGTGCATATCCTTTATCTGGCATCTTAAAAATTGAAAACTATTTTATTCTTCAACCCAAATATGATCATGTCTGAAAATGATGCACAAATCATATATACCGACGGTTCCTGTATACCAAATCCAGGACCAGGCGGATATGCGTTCATTGTTTTGGAGTATAAAGGTAAATCTTTGTATCGAGAATGGCATGTCAGTGGAGGAGAAGAATATTCAACTAATAATCAGATGGAACTGAGAGCCGTCATAGAGGCTCTAAAATTCACGCATGATAAGTCTCATTATCGTATATACAGTGACAGTACATATGTTATTAATTGTGCCCAAGGAAAATACAAACGAAAAAAGAATAAGAATATGTGGCAAGAATATGATGAGGTTAGTCAAAATAAAAGTATAGCTTGGATTTGGGTCCGTTCGCACAATGGTGATAAATATAACGAGCTCGTAGATGGCCTCGCTAAAAAAGAAGCAAAATTGTTCAAAAAATGATATTGTTATTTAACGCTGTTTCACGATTCACATCATTTTATTTTAAAAAAATTATCTTGAATACAATAAAAATAATGTCAGCACAATATAAATCTGAATACACTCAACCAACCGTTGGAGGTCCTGGGTGTGGATACACTTCTCTTGGGTGCTACCTCGGTTCAAACCCCACAATGCCGGCGCTTAAGCCTGGAACTACTTCTGGAGTTTATGTAACTCCAGATTATGCAGCAATCGGCTACAATGCTTTAACTCACGGTCAAGCCGGAAGTTGTGGAGGTTATTTTAACATCCAAGGAGCTTACGGAGCAGGTGCAGGAAACTGTTCAACTTCATATACAACTCGTCTTTGTAACGCGGGATGTGGTGGAGGCGGATTTCCCACACAGGGATGGAAATGCGACACTTCGCAAACTCCTGCAAAATGTGTGGGAGGACAATTCCCTTCCGGAACTCAAGGAGTATTTAAAACTTCATACCAATGCCAAGCAAATTGCAAATAAATATTTCAAATTATAACCTATAAGGTTATAATTTACTCGCTTTCTCTGTTCTGTCGATCCAAGAAATTATATCTTCGGCTGTATCTTCTGTATTGATTCCTTTCGTATCTGTCATCACTGTCGTTACCATTACCAAATGTGCCTCCAGACATCCCATGAATCGGAAGGGGAAAATATCCAATATATTTCATAAGTCTATATTGTTCTCTCTTAGTACATATACATAGCATTAACAATCCCAAAATACCAAATATAGCCAATATCGCCAGAATACTAATCATTTTGTTTATTGTACACAATATAAATACTTAATTTATACTTTTTTATCGTTCATGATACAATAAACTAACCAGACAGCAACGATCAAAGCTAATACCGCCAAAATCCCAAGCCACATGGTCGGGCAACTCCTCTTCGGACCCCTCCCTTGACCGCGATTATCGATCATGCGGTGTTCAACCGGTTTATAGTTTTCCTGTTTCGGAACATATTTTTGTTTCTTTCCATTTTTGTAGTAGTACATTTATTATGGGGAAGAAACTTTTTCCTTGTCAGAAAGTTCTATATCCATTATATCTTCCCTTTTTATTATCCATTTCCATTCTTCTCAATCCATACGATACCGCATAAATTTATCGATATAATCCTCCTTACTAAGATAGAATCGCCATTACTTCACGGTAAATGTCCCTTGCATAGATTTTGATCATCATAATTCCTAACAGTCCTATATCCCCTCGAACCATCTGGAAATATTCATGCTCATATTCACCAAAATTTTACACAAAGGGGTGTATGAAACGAGCATTCAAAAGATCTGAGAATTATGATGCACTGACTCATAATTCTCAGATTATTGAGCAATCTCGCCCAACTTCATGAAATTTCTTAAGACACAGTCAATCATAACTGTGTTATCGAACATTATGTTATCTACTAACAACATCGTGTTCTCCCTTTTCATCTTTAAGTCAAATATAGTTTTCACAATTTTTTCTTTGATTTTTTGTATCTCAGTTAATTTTTTCTCTAATCCTGACGCTTGATGAGATCGTTCAATATCGGTAGATAACCCTGTCGTTGTATTTGTCTGATATTTTTCGTTCAGGCTGAATATTTTATCCATAATATTTTTCTCTGATTCATTCATGGCATCTAACATTTCGTACGACTCTTTCAAAAACTTCTCGTATTCAACCTTTTTCGCATATGCATTTTCAGAAAATGCCATTATATCCTTTTTCCCCTCCATTAATTTTTGTAGCGTACTTGTATGGGTAAAATGATTCTTATCCAATATGTGATATAGACCTTTGCGCACTGAAGACATATTTAACATCAACGAATCCATTTTTTCATATAACAACTCTAGGTCAACTACTACGTATAATTTTTTATAGTTATGCCCAGGGAACTTTTTGATGCTATAACACTCAATACTATCATCTCTTTTGATACTACATAAAAAATTTTTATATAAAACCGCTACTTTGTATCTAACATTTTGAACACAGAAACGTAACCTTTTTAATTGTCTAACGAGATTTTTGATTTCATTCAGATCATTATTGGCTACATCCCGTAGATTGATTTTTCGCTTGTATTGTTCCTCAAGGTGGGCGGCGATATTTTGCCCCCTGACGGTTGGACTTATGCTTATATCTACTTCACCATATTTATTTTCAACCGCATAATCGTCGGGTTGTCCAGCATAATTATCTGCTACGTTATCATCGTTATCAATATCTAGATATTTTATTTTATAGACATTAGATGCCTTTCTTACAAGAAACTTATACTTGGAAGGTATGTATAACAGAAAAGTTTCAGCATCCTTAACAGATAATATCTCCATATACACCACTACCGAATGCATGACGAAATATTTAGATGGAATAAATCCCTTTAAAGCTAGTAGTTTTTCTAATTTTTGTATACTTAGGGGCATTTGTAAATACAGCTATTAATCTTAAATACTATTTAACAACACTATTTTTATCATAATAAACATATGCAGAATCAAGTACAATATTCTCAACAGTCTAATTCTCAACAGACAGGAGATATTTTAGATCAACTACCATCAGATCAATCTGTTCCATCTCACAACGAAATCAGAATCGTGGATGCTCTTTTTAAACAGAAAAAGAGTACGTTTGATAATATATTAAAACATATGAAAAACATATTAATATTGGGGTTGCTTTTCATAATATTCTCACTTCCTCCTGTTGATGAGATAATTATAAAAATTATTAAGGTAGCAGGAACGTCGCCTTATATCCTCATCGGGGTTAAGGCTTTGTTATTTATGTTGGCATACTTTTTTATAGAAAATTTTTACCTTGCCAGGAATAAATGAATTATTCTTTACAAACTTTAGTTACTGCCTATCTAGATAATAAGGTACAGATAAATAGCTATTTATCTGGAAAATCTATTGAGCATAACGGAGACGGTCTGATACTTGGGATGTCGACTGGAGTATTTTTAACAGCGTTATTAATCTTTGTAGCCCTTTGGATTTGGGGTATTTTTACCCTGATCAATGAATGGTATAATATACCCATGTGGGCCAGAATTGTTGGTGGATTTTTCTTAATACCTGGTGTCCCATTAGGTCCAATAGTCACACTAATTGTTGTTTACGCTACAAGGGGAAGTGTATATTCAGATTATCCGGCCCGTGCGGATTATACGGATTATATGGGTTATTCATTCTAATGAAAATAGATAGATAGTCTTATTAATACTTCCCAATATTTCATCCCTAATATTTGACAAATCTTTGTCAAACGGTTCTAGCTTGTCTGGTAAGTCTCTTAACAACCATTTTTTAAACTCTTTCATCAGTGTCAATATGTCAGAGTCAGATTGATCGACAAAATCTATCGAATTTCTTGAAGGCATTTTAAGCCTCATATTTCTGGATCCTAGGAGCGTTTCCATAAATCTGTCCATCTGTTCTGTTATAATACTGACAATTTTATCAGCAGCTCTATGTCTAGCATAACTTGTGGTTTGCCAGTGGTATATTTTGAGTTGATCTCTGAATGCTAGAAAAATTAATGCTATTTTTCCTATTTGTTCGGGGGAGTTCATTTATTATTACTCGGATTTATGTTTTCGAAAATATACAAACAGACCTATATTAACTATTGTTCCGCCTATCAATACATATATAATTAACTTTTTAAAATCCATCTTTTTTGTAATTACATTATCCTTATCTATGTGATTAGTGGTAACAAAAGATGGTTTGAATACTACTAGCAAAATTAATATCCCTATTGGAGGTATAGCGTAAAATTTCAGAGAGTTAGGGATGGTATTTGAAAAATTCAGGTTAATAACAGTCCCGTTGGGGTTTGGTAATTTGGCATGTTGATTAACCTGAGATCTAAGTTCTTTTAATTTTTGTGTATAATCGGGTGTTGACATTTATATTTTGACGATTTTTTTTAGACTTGATATTATTTATACTCATATGAGTATAAATAATTGAGATCCTAACTACGTCATCGAGATAATCGATGTCCCAGATAATAGGGCAACAAATACTGCCAGAGCAAGTGATTCCCAGAAATTTAATTTTTGTATATTGGCGTTGGGAAACTTTTTAACAATAACTTCGTTCCAGATAATTTGAATAAGGAAAATATTAAGGGCCATTATAGATAGAACAGCGATTAACCCTACTAGTGGACGATTCATCGATTCAGACATTTATTTATATATAATATATTTAATATTAAATATATATTAAATATATATTAAATATATATGGGACAAACACAACAAAAAATATCTTCACCTAAATTATCACCTAAAATACCAGAATTATCTGGACCTATTCTGAATTTTATTAAACAAATTGAACGAGATCTCAATAGTACTTTACCAAGAATTGACTCACATAAAATGTTATATGTAGGTAACAATAGCCCCAAAGAAAGAATAATAAATGACTACAGAGAGGTATATCAGACAGACAATGATGAAAAGATAGAACAATTTTTGGACAGAAAAATTAAGTATAATGACTTCTACGTTACAGCAGATATATACATCCGTGCTATATATTTTGCCATGGCAAAATATACCGTCAGGAGAAATGAGGATGATTTGCTAGCTTTTGTTTTTAATAAACTAGTAAAAGACTATCCTTCTTTGATTGATTGTACCCTTGATCTATTATTCGTTCAATTAGTACCCCAGGATATATATTCGCCGTTTCTTAAAAACTGGGCAATTGTAACAAAAAATAATAACAATCGATTAATCGAATACCAAATGCTAAATTCATCGATATATGTCGATGGTAATAGTAAAATTGAACCAGAGAACATCCAGATACAGAATATTACGCCTAGATTCAGGACAAATATAGAAAATACTATCGTCGAAAAATTACGTAACTGTATTCCTTTAATTGCTGTTACATTTGGAATGGTAATTAAAGGAATAGGAGGTCATCAAAATGCTATACTGATAGAAAATGCAGCAGATAGAATAGTTCTTAATTATTACGAGCCACATGGAACTGCCCGATCATTTTCGGGCGATAGGTTTTATGTTCAGTATTTACTAAGAGGTATAGAATTAATAATACAATCTAATTTCCCTAACAAAGTTATTATTATAAAGCAAGCATCTTGTCCAATAGGAATACAAAGTTATACTTTGAAAGATGTCAAAGAAAGAGGATCACCATCATATGATATCGGTTATTGCCAACTGTTTAGTCTTTTTTGGGTATATTTAAATACATATATTACTTTACACGCAGTAAATCAGCAATTAACAGCACAAGAGGGAAAACGACTACCATATGTGTTTATGAATGAAAAAATCTACATAGCGGAGCAATATTTTTTGAAAAATTATAATGTTCCTCGTATGTATGAATTAGTCGTGAGATTTGCTTATTATCTAGTGGCACAATACGTATCTGAGAAAAAATTAAGTGTAGAAGCTATTAATAAAATATTTACAATTTCTGTGGAGAACAAAAATATATGGGATTTTATTTTTAATTCTCTAAAAACTCAAGGAACATATAAACATAAAGTTCGTATAGATAAGAAACAAACTACACTCAGAGAGTATCTTAGGGATCTAGATAGGGAAAGAAACATGTCTCCCCAGAGATACAGAGAAATGATATTCCAAAGAGTGAGTGGCGCAGGAACTCCGGCAGCCCCAGATCCATGGGGAAGATCTAAAACGGATCGAAGAAAGAAAGCCCCGAGAAAATTTAAAGAACCCGAAGGTTCTTATGAACGAGAACAAAAAAGAGCATACGAAAGGCAAAGGAAACGAGAATCTAGAAGAAGGAGAAGTCGTGACGATGAACAGCAGGGTAGACGTACACGTCGAAAAAGTCCCAAAAAGCTTGGTTCTGAATGTGAAATCCCAGATGAGTGTCAATCTAATGTATGTGAGTATGACCAGAAAATATTAGGAGAAAACTTAAGAAAAATGCATACTACTCTTGCGGAAAACCCAAGACTATCCAATATCCAACGTAATGAGTATTATAAGGCGTATGCTAATAAAATAAAAAACCAAAAGTACTGTACCGTTCGTCCTTCGTAATAATTATATCTCTTATAATAAATGCTCAAAACACCAGAATTTGTGAGAAAATTAAATAACAAGATTTATCAGTACACTTTTAACAAAAAGTATCCACCCGTTTTAAAAGGCAGCTTTAAAACAGCAACGTACATCTCAGATATTGATTATACAGTATATGTATATTTTAACCAAAGATTTATTGATATACTTATAAGAAAAATTAGATCCCTAAGAGATTTTAGATTTGTCTACCTAAATGCTGGGGTTGATAAGAGGTTTAGACTTCCGTGGGTAATCAACCCTGAATGGGGATGTGATTTTGATCTGACGAAGACGCGTAGGTGGTTTAATATTTTTAAGGATCAAAAATTAGTACCTCCAGAAACAATAAGAAGCATTAAAGGTATTTTGGATAAAAAGAAGCTTATGCTAGGAGATTTAATAGATATACAAGAATATCTCAATAAATATAGTACCATAAGATGGTACCTACCAGATATTATTAGAAGACAGAAAAATATAGGAGGTCATACTTATATATTATTAGACGAATTAAAGAAAGAGGATGGACCCGTATTAAACAGTCTATATATAGATGGCAAAAATATAGTATCGGTTGATATAGGACTTGTTGATCGACGTTATAAACATCCTATATGGTCTAGGATGTACAAATATTACACACAGAATTGGTATAGAATATTAAAAAGCTACAAAAAAATGATAAGTAGAGATTACTCCAGAGAATATTACAGTGTTATGAAAAAAATGGAGTATGACAATTCTCTCCTCGCCCAAACTCAACTATTAAAGACCTTACTCAGGTACCAACCTGTTAGCAGTTCTACGATAAATAATGTTGCATATACTCTTCATATCAGACTCAACGATCTCGGGATAGATTCTAGAGATCTGAACGAGATCGAATACATTTTGAAAAATAGATTGAATGAACTCTCAAAACCTTATGTTAATTATTTTTTGGATAAATTAAATGATGACGGGAAAATTAAAACTATAAAACGACTTCGGCTTGTCGAAGTCTCAAAAAATCCCACACGCGACAGAGTATTAATAGAAAGAAGAAAGGAAGGTATTGATTGTCCATTTTTCCCACCAGAAATTGAAGAAAAAATGGATAATTTGTCAGCCACATTACTCCTGGATAAGAAAAAAGTTCGTAATTGTCTTTACAAAGTGTCCGTAATGGAAAATATACCCATTGATACCCTTCTTTCTAGGTATATAGATAAAGCACAAGTATCGAGATTATTTTTACAATACGGATCTGATAACAATATTTTAGTGAGAGGTGTATTTAATCCCCAAAACCATAGAGTATTTGGTAGTCTTGGTAATACTGAACATGGATATTATACACTTGACGTAAAATATCTTAAACTATTGCAAGCATATTTATTGTTTTAATTTTGTCGATCTGGGTCCCAATAAGTAACACGTCCATCAGGCGTTTTAACTTTGGTAGCGCCATCTTTTCCATATATTTTCAGTTCTTCTCCATAAGATCCTTCATGACCTTCGGCACTAGCATAATCTCTAATACTCAGTCCGCCTTTATTATAAGAAATTCGGGGAATGATTCTAATGGCTTCATATAATCTGTCTGATTCGTTGCTATTTAAACTTCCCGTTTTTCTAAATGGCGACACTTTTGCATAATACAAGGCTTCCGCCTTTATATAATTCCCAATTCCGCTGATAATATCCTGACTCATCAAAAAAGATGTTATATTCCTATTTTTATGTTGTACTAGTAAGTTGTTCCACACGGGGAGACTAAACTCGTCAGTTAAAATATCCGGACCCAGTTTGTCTAACGCTTTTCGCAAAACACTTTCCTGTGATGTAAACTTTAGAGTTGCGAAACATCTTGGATTTCTAAACCACAAAACCTCTCCATCATCGAGTTCAACCTTCCATCTACAATATTTGTCCTCGTATTCTTGCCATCTACCTGTCATACGTAGACTGTGAAGTATGTAAAAATAACCATTCTCATTAAAAAGGGTAAAATATATAAATTTACCTTTGCACTGGACATTTTCAACAATGCACGGTAAATTTTCTTCGAATTCGTCAAAACCTGTGGGATTTTTGTTGTCGTATTGACCACTCAAAAAAACCCAGTTAGTTACAATTCTATTGTATAGTTTTGAATTTAGGTATTCTGTAGTGAGTAAACACTCGGCTGCTTCAGGCATCGTTAATTTATTTCTATTCAGAAATAAATTATTCAATTTACAACAGATGCTACTTATTCATCATTGAACAAAGGAGTCTCTGCTAGGGGAACTGTTTTTCCTATACCTAAGGCCGAAGAAATAAACTGTCGGTTCAGATCATTCGATACACTTTGTTCCTCAGATTCGGAATCCCGCTCCTCCGGAAATTTATTCAGGTTTTGAACTTCATTGATGACGTCCTCAATATCAGTACTGTCTGAACGATTACTACTCCTAGAACGATTACTACTCCTAGAACGACTCCTAGAACGATTACTACTCCTAGAACGACTCCTAGAACGACTTTCCGAACGCTTATTGCTAGATATAAATTCATCCTTCTCTGTAACCTGGTAACCTTTTCGGGATTTTGATGTCTTTACCTTATTCATTTCTTTTAGAGCATCTTCATATGTGTCAAATGACTTAGATTTAGTTTTTCCATTTGCACCGACTTTCCCGTACCTGACGGTGTAATTGCATCCAGAAATCTTACATTCCCAGAATTTTTGTCCAGACGATCCCTCTGCTGTCATGTAAAGAGTTTTTTCTTCATCCTTCTCTTCATCCTTCTCTTCATCCTTTTCTTCATCCTTCTCTTCATCCTTTTCTTCGTCTAGCTCTTTGGGAAGGTATGAGAAACTCCACGATCGACACAGCTCGATATCTTCATGTGTTAGCTCTTGGACAACATTACCGACACACTTCCCGATGACAATCCTCTCCTTTGGGCTTTTAAAGACAAGTCCGGTCTCGGGATGCCATAATTTTCCTATGGTTTTATTCTTTCTCAAAACCCGTTGGACAGCTTGTACCGAAGTCTTATTATTAGTCTTTCCCCTCTGAGGTTTGATTCGATTTTTTGGCGCAGATGGCAGAACTTTTCTTTCTTTTTTGGGTTTCCCTTCATATTTCTTATGACGGGAACAATACGAAAAACCTTCCCGAATTTTTGCACCGCATTGCATGCCCTTTCGAGCACCCTTGATGAATTCATACGGGCAACCTGAAGATTGTTCTGCTACATTATTCACATGGGTTTGAAGGGGTCTGGGTGTTTTTTGTGGGTTAAATGATACTGAAATTTGCATCGTCGTCGATGTTGAATTCCATAATTCCTCCAGTTCTTTAACATCGATTTCTTCGTACGTCGCAGAGATTTTTCTGATATATTCCTCAATGGCGTTTTTGATAGCAGATTCGATTCCTTGGGAAAGAGAATTCATATTGAAATATTTTTCGGATCTTTTTTAAATTTTCAATTTTATTTTATTCAGCAGGTATCCATAGTGCGCTATGGATACCTGAATTTATATTTATAGATAAAAGTATCATAGGATAAAATGGAATCTATCGTAAAAAATTTCTTTGTGTCTCCGTCAGAATTTAATTCGCTGTCCTTAATAAGGGCTCTCAGATGTATGTGTTTTCATAGCACAGCAATATTAGTGGGGAAATTTTTGTCGCAAATGTACCCACACAATGCAGATATTCGTGCGGAAACTGCAGTTTCCGCATATTATTCTGGTAAGTATAGGTTGTCTTACAATATATTCTCTGCGATTCTATCATTCAAGAACCTATCTGAATCTGAATCTGCCTGGTATAGGCACAATAGACATTTTTCGATCAATCATATTGCCGACAAATACATCCAGTACAATAAATCCATAGTAAATAGGATAAATAGACATCAAAGACCTCTACCATTAGTCACATTTACGATTACTACGTGTAAACGTTTCGATCTATTTGAAAAAACTATGAACTCATTTTTGAACTGTTGTTTAGATCTCGATAAAATAGATCGGTGGTTTTGTGTTGATGACAACTCAACTGAAGAAGATAGAAAGAAAATGCAAGAATTATATCCGTTTTTTACTTTCTACTTTAAAACACCGGAAGAAAAAGGACATCCCCGCAGTATGAATATAATCAGGAATAATGTATGTACAGAATACGTATTTCACTTGGAGGATGATTGGAAATTTTTTTATCCTCAAAAATATATATCACAATGTATGGATGTATTGGGATCTGATGCAAAAATAGGGCAATGTTTGCTTAATAAAAATTATGCAGAAATTGCTACTGACATTAATATAGCTGGTGGTTTATTGAGAAAAACAAAAAAAGGATTGAGATACTTTATACATGAATATACTTCTAACAATGAAGAAAGAAATGCATTCTACGCTAAGTATCCTAACAGGAGAAACTGTGCATATTGGCCACACTTTTCTTTTCGGCCTTCACTGTTGAAAAGAAAAGTATTGGATGATCTCGGTCCATATAATGAAAAATCAGCCCACTTTGAGATGGATTATAGCCGAAGATATGTCCAAAAAGGATATGTGTCAGCTTTTCTTGACGGTATCAACTCAATACATATTGGTAGATTGACATCACAGAGATGCGACAAATCTGTCCCCAATGCCTATCAGTTAAATGGTCAAGATCAGTTCGTTAAGAAGGAGAAGGTAGGCGAGAAAGAAAATTTACGCAATTATTTTGAATTCATCCCTGGGATGGACCAGATGGGTAACGATTGTTATCGTTACAGAGAAAGCATTGATCAGTGTATGAAAAGATGTTTGGAAGATAAGAATTGCGCTGGGTTTAATACTTTAGGATTTTTCAAAACGAAAATAGAGATTCTTTCCAAATCTAAACATTTTTCTGCAAGAGATGGACTTTATGTAAAGAAAAAATCTAAGAAGACAGTCAATCCAAAAACAACAGAACAAATTATCAGTAATACCATTGTTATTAATTTAGACCGCCGCCAAGATAGAATGAAAGTTTTTGCTGCACTATACCCCCTAAATTATACTAGATTTTCTGCGGTGGACGGAAAATCACTAAAACCCAATGTTCAGTTACAAAGAATATTTGAAGGAAATGATTATAACATGAGAGCCGGGATGGTTGGTTGTGCAATGTCACACATTAAAATATACATCGATCTCATAAATTCTCCTGGTGATAGAAAAATATTAGTTTTGGAAGATGATATAACGCTTGTTCCAGATTTTGTGAAAAAGTTTCAACATGTATTAAAAACACCCCATGAATGGGATATGATATATTTGGGTCACCACTTGTATCCAAGGCATTACTCAAAAGAATATCATTCAAAGGATAAATTACCGACTCTAGAAAAATGGAGTAGCCGTATGTCTTTAACCAAATCAATGGGAGGAACATATGGTTACTTAATATCAAAAAATGGAGCCCTCAAACTTCTTGAATATATCAATAAAAATGGTATGACCAACGGTATAGATACCGTACAACAAAAAGCTATAGGTTTCATGAACGTATACTACTGTAATCCTCATCTGGTTTACAGTGAATGTGTACTACCAGGTAAACGAACCGATACAGATATTCAGTACGACTATAAATCTTTGACAATGAAGTCTGAAGATTTTGAAAAACTTGTGTCTGAAGGTGATGGTTATGAAGATAGATTGAAGAAAGACGGAAAATACAATGTGGATGATGCTTTGACAATGGTTAAACGTTTTAAAATTACTCAGCCCGAAACTAATTTCCAATTTACTAATAACTGGTTTGACCGTAACATAAATATTTCTATGAAGCTTCTCCAGAGTCTCTTTACCAAACAAAATAATATACTCGAAATAGGGAGTCACGAGGGAAAATCTTCTGTGTGGATGCTTGATAATCTATGTAATACTGAAGGTTCAACATTTACATCTATTGATCCTTATTTAACAGACGACAAGACTTCTCCTGTAACTTCAGATACTTACAAACGTTTTTGTCACAATATTAAATTATGTAAAAATTCTGGTAAATTTAATCAACACGTTGGTACAAGTCGAGATATTTTACCTAAATTAATTGCGGAACAGAAAAGTTATAATATAATCTATGTCGATGGCTCTCATCTAATGGATGATGTATTATCTGATCTGGAACATAGCCATCAACTTCTCCAACCAGGCGGTGTTATTTTATTGGATGATGTTGGCTTTGAAGATAAAGATACTGATGTAATGGGGGCTGCAAAAATATTTCTAAACAAGTATCCTGAATACACTATCATACTAAAAGAATATCAATGGATGCTGAGAAGATTTAATTAGATGTTGAATGATAACAAACACCGTCATAAACGTTACAAAACATGTTATCTGGACAATCAGTGTTGGATTTACATGTTCCGCCACATAAACCTCTCCCATTACAGATTACACCCTCTGAACAATCAGAATCGTTTTCACATGTTGGTACACAGTTCATATGCCAACATTTTTTATCTTTTGGACAATCCGAGTCATCCCCACACATTTTATTTATTGATATCCAAAATGCAATCATTGTTGAGGCATAGATTAAAATTGCAAGAACAACTATAACAACAAAAACGACTAAAATAGTTTTTCCAAAATCAGGCATTTATATTATACAGATTAAAATATTCTCAATATTTTAATCAAAGATCTTTATTAATATGAATAGTTTGTGTTATTTTTGTATACATATTAGGAGCATTTAAATTCAAGTGTTGTAATTTTTCCGTCATTTTTAGTTACCGTGAATCCATATTTTTTGTATAATTTAAGTAACTTATTATACATCTTTTCTCTATTATCCACCATTAGTCTAGGATTAACGGGGCACCATACCTTGTTAACTGCATAAGCGAGAGCGTCTTTTGCTATACCTCTCCTTCTATAATTTTCAGCGACACATACAGTATCTATTACATTTATATTTTTAGTATCTGATGTCAAAAATGCTACCATCTTTTTGCGTAAAAAGACCATAAACCACCTTTTTGAGTCTACTTCTGGTCTATATTTTTTAATACCAAAACACTCCGAATAAAGTTTTTCGATCTGTTTTGTATATGCTTTAAACTCATTAGGATTATTTTCTGGAACCATTCTAACAAGATGAAACGGTAGCTTTTTCTCCTTCTTTTCACTTTTATCTATCTTATCATGCCCTCCAGACGTTCCGGCTTGTCTATCCGGTATTAACATTTCAAAGCCGTTCCATGTTTTATTTCTAAACCATTGTTCCATAGCAACACATAATTTTTCCACGTAAGGTCTGTTTGTCCCCCAATATAGGGCTCTTCTGAGATCATCCCGTTTCATTTCCTTAATCTCTTGGGCTGAATATATGGGTGGATATTTCTTGGAACCGACTCCTAGATATTTGTTTTTGCTCACGAGCTGTCTAATCTTGTTCGTGGGATCTCGACTTTTGAAATCATCTGGATAATCGAGTTCTAATGATCTCAAAGCTATTTTCAATAAAAGTGGAACATCCCATCCTTGTCTGCAATTTTTACCGGGATAAACAACTCGAGCATCTTCGTATAGCTGTAATTCTACTTCCTTCTCTTCTTCAGAAATTTTACCAGATTTAACTAGTTTAGTCAAGTCTCTGATTTTCTTCTCGCGTTTTTTGGCCCTAGCCTCGTTTTGTTTAACCAAATTGACAATGCTGAAAGTATTAGTTTCTGGATTATATATACCATAGTATCCATATGGATTATTTTGTAAGGTTGATTTACGGGCTCTGAGATGTTTGCTTAATTGTTCTTCTAGTTTTTCGTCACAATCTTCCCATTCATCATCGATTAGACATCGAATTTCTTCTTGTTCTCCAAGTCTATTAGAGAACCATATATCATTTATTTGGTGAATATAGTTAACAAAATACTCAAGTATCATTTTTCGAGTTAATTGATGGGTAGAGATATTTTGTTTTTCTGCTCGTATTGCAGATTCGATGAATAATTCTTGTATTTCGATAGGAATAGCCCCCATAAGTTTGAAAAATCTTGTTTTCTTTTTGATTTCACATAGTCTCTCGATAAATGTAGGTAACAGTGTTATTTGAATATTATGCAATGTGTCTTCAAAAGTCTCGTCATTGGTAATATTAGGTATCCTGGCGTAATAGTCAGAAAACAAATCATCTGTTATTGACAGATTATTAACTAAGAAATAAACATTTCTGTGTTCTCTGAGATACGATGAAAATCCGTACTTATTCTGAATAATAATACTTTCATCTATCGTGTTTTTGAGAGCTGTAAGTACTTCAAAAGGTGTATAATTTGCAAATCTACTCGCTATATAATCAAAATTAAGTCTAAAATGGTTTTGGAATAATTTTTGTATTCCTAAAATTATTTTTTTAACAGTTGATCGAGAATAAATATCTATATAATCGGCATAGTATAAATTTTCACCACTTCTCTTGATTATGGTCTTAAGTGCGTTTCTTATCTCCCATTCTGTATATTCATCCCCCAAAAATTTGAAAATAGACTTGATATCCGAATCATTATACGTTCTGAAATATTTCTCTAATTTTTTGCGGATAGGGAGAACTTTGGGATCTGCGTAATATAACTGGTATGTAGAATTATCAATCTCCTCGATGGGAAGACCATCCTCGATATTTTTCATATCAATACCATCGCATACATAATCACAGTCCGTATATTCACAACCTCTTTTTCCATCTTCCCCACTTTCATGATTACGCAAATAGTTAAGAGAACAGTCAAAAGCTGCCTCCATCAATAGACGCATAATGGCTCGTATGATTATATCTTTATCTTCAGATATTTCGTACATATATAAATCAACTGATATAACTTTTCTTTTTCTTGGCATTGCTACCATTAAATAAATTTCAACTTTCGGAGTCTGTCCTGAGTCTAGTAACATTTTGTGAGATCCCAATCGATACCCGCGAGCAATAGCCTGGTCTGTTTCGGAATAATTGTACCAGGGGGTCAATATGTACTCTTTCTGAACATTATAGAACGAAACACCTTCGCTAACAACCCTACTACCAATCAAAACTTTGATAATTTCTCCGTTCATATTTGATGGTTGGTTGAAACAATTAATTATCTGGGATATTTGTGTCGGTGTTGCAGTCTTATGTGTCAATAAACCATATCTTAATCCTTTCCTATCTCCATCAAGACCCTTTGATGAGGAAAAGCCGAATAGTTCCAGAATCTTTGCGAATAAAATAGCACCACTGCCGGTTACAAACTCACTGTAAACGAAGCATGATTTCCCCTTGGCATCTAATATATTTTCTATAACATGAGCGTATTTTGCAGAGTATTTTCGAAGATTTTTTAGAGTTTCTTTATTATTTGATCCCCTAATACTCCTAACTAATCCTGGGGATAAGGTATATTTGTAGACATGTTTTTTCTTAGTTTTTCCGTCGTTTAATTTAGCAGCTAAGAATGTTCTCGACGTTCTTTTTCTTTCAACATATTTCAAAAATCCAGCCTTTTGTTCTTTCCCCTCAATACTTTTCGGTTGTCCATAAGAACCATCCGGAAAAACAAAAAGGGATGCTTGTCTCGAATTTAAATAAACTCCTGCTTTACCTTTACTATCAAGTTCTAAAGCTTCTTGATAAACTTTTGATTGAAATTTGGACATTTTAACAGGTTCGACTATAAAATGATCTAATTTTCCCATATGAGCCCTTCCCATAAATTCTTTCTTGACTTCTGATTTCATGGCCTTGAGAAAAGAAACTCGACCTTTAAAATGTTTTTTGAGGGATTTGATCTTATTCTTTTTAATAGTGTACTTGTTAGGACCCATACGATTAAGATATTTAGATATAAATCTTTCTCCTGTCGGTAATTGTTTATTCAACGGCAATATCAGATTCATAACACTAGCAATTTCATCTGGTGTATCTTTCATGGGAGTGCCAGATAACAACAAGATCTTACAATTTTTAACAAGATGTAAGAAACGATGAAATTGTTTATACATACTTATTTTTCCATCTTCTGTAACATCCTGTATTCTAAGATTATGCACCTCATCAATAACAATGATGTGATTGGAGTACATCGAAATAATATCGGCATCACTAGCACGCTTTAGATGTTTGGCAAATGTCTCAAAAGTTGTCGGTTTTCTTTCCCCAATCGTAAAGTGATAAAAATTTTCATACAATTTCTTAGTGCGAATAACAAGCTCTCTTTGTGTAAGTCCACCACGTTTTCTTTCGGTCTTACCACATCCTGAATCTTCATCAGCTATATGACCTTCGGGTATGTATTGACCACCTGTACATTTATCGCGTAATTCCTTTTTAAAATTGTTCAGTAGATTCGTACCCTTGGCAAAAATATAGACACCCTTAAAATTGTTATCTTCATTCTTAATCTGTTCGATTGCTCCTATAGCAGTGCAGCTTTTTCCTGATCCCATCTCGTGTACGATTAAGATGACGTCATACATAGTATGTGATGAAAGAAACCTGGCAATTATTTTTTGTTGTTTCATCAGCATTCCTCTCTCTGTCGGAAAAGGTTCTGTAACGGGAAGTCTTTCGTCATAGAATTCTCTTTTCTTAAAGATAGCCGAATAGAAATTATCTTCATAGGGATTGAGTATTTTTTCATCCTTCTTGTTAATATTTGGATATTTAGGAAGAAAGTCTTCTATATTCATGTCTTTCTTTATAAATATATGTATTTAAAAAATGATTTAAGAAAAAGCCTCAAGTAAAAATAGCAATAATGTCAGACTCAAGGATTGAACCATTATCTACAGCTAATGGAGAGTATAAATATAATGAAGTATATTTTGGTAAAAGTTTGAATTATTGGATTCAGTTTGTACATAGATCCAACTGTTTAAAAAATGGGTGGAACTATACACCTCTAAAAAAAGGGGGGTATGGATATGACAATATAGCAGTATGTTTGGGAGATTTTTTTAATAATATTGAATCTTACAATGAGACAACTTCACACATCAATATTCATAATTCTTGGATGAAAAATTATTTATATTGGCGTGACAATAAACCTTGGTTAGACTCTTCTTTTTTATACAAAAGACCATATAAATCTCTTGGGGATGATAGAAGAAATAGTTGTTTAGTTCCATATCAAAAATTACCGGAAAATGAACAAAAAAAGGATATACAGTTGTCTAAAATTTTTTACGAGATATTTAGTCAATTTTAATACTATGCTATAGTATTAAAATTAATTTACAATCCTGGAACCCTCGTCCTACTTTCCCTTACAGATGGTCTTACGGGAGATTCATTCGAATTACTACCTAAATTTCCTTCAGAATCGCTAATTTCATATTCTGAAGAGTTCTCTATTTCTTCGTTTTCAGAATTTCTGGAGGATGATCTACGGGATGATCCACGGGATGATCCACGGGATGATCCACGGGATGATCCACGGGATGATCTACGGGATGATCTAAGTACAAATTCTGAATCTGAGAGTCCTAGACCGAGTTTTTCCCTTAAATCTCGGGGTAAATACGGAGCCAGATTAGGATACATACTTGGAACCATTTCTGGTTTGTAAAGGTATGTGTATATTCTTTGAATTAGAGGATCGCGACGTTCAAACTCCCTTTGGATTCTGTTCCCTGGGAGTAATTTTCCAACAACTTCATAATGACAGCCCCCGGTCCACATGACGACTATGGATTTTCTCATTTTAATATTACCATTTCCAGGGATCCTATATGGCATTCGTGTACGTGCGTCAATAAAATATATATCTCGATTAAATTTATCCGATACGAGACCGATCGTATAAGAATCGACTTCCATTGATGAATCATGAAGACTCTCGATATATTCTGTATATGCCGAACATTCCGCTTCATCTACGATTTCATGAACTAAATCTTCAAGTTTCTGTAAATAAAACTTGATCTTTTCTTCTTCAAGCTTACCCCTAAAATCTTGGAATAATCGTTTATAGTAATTGACAGCATATGTAACAATAGTATGTTTGCAGTTACTTACCTTGCTTTCATTGCATTTTTCATATGCAGACGGAAGAATATTTTTCTCAAATGCCTCTGCTAGTGGGAGCATTTCAGTTATCAATTTATATGTATTCAGGTCTTTCTTCTCATTTATGATAATTTTTCTAATAACCTTCCTAACACTTTTAGTTCTACCCGTTTTACCACGCTTAATAAATCTATAAAAATCAGTTAAAAGATTATTAATATTCTCTTGAAACGGGATTTTTGCGATTAACCCATTAGATAAACCCTCCCAATGCTTTTTATCAACTTTACGTGCGATCGATGAACGTAAACGCTTAATGAATTTCATACGTCCCCTCGTATTCATAGAAACGTACTCTTTTGAATATGCATGCATCAGTGTGTGAAAAAAACAAGATCCTTCTGCAATAGTTCCCGTACGCACTAGTATGTCCTTTCCTTCTATCGGAGAATAAAAGACAACAGTTTTATTAACAGGAAGAATAGTTAGAGTTGCTAGTTCACTGTTCATTTATTTGCTTCAGTTGTTTTTTTAAGCTAGATTTTATAAGCATGTAGAATAATTTACCTTGGTTAATAAAGATGTCCGATAATATTTATAATATCGATAAACCGATGATTAAAGACGGTCATTGGTTAATTTTTCCCAATACTATTTTCTCAGATTTAACTACTATGGATTGCGACGATACGATCGAAGGTATTTGTTACAACGAAAAAACTTTTGATGAATGCATTGATCTGTGTGAAAAAAGTCCTGAATGTAATTTCGGATATTATATATCACATCTGCAAAATAATCGTAACATATGCGCGCCAATTAGAGATCTTTTGGGCAATAGTAACCCTGCATATCGTCTAAGAAGTAAAAACATGTATCCAGAACTTGATACTACCGTTGTGAAAACATTCATCAACAGGAACAAATATAAATTCCCCCCACCAGAGGCAAATACAGTCTTTTTTATGGATAATTTTTTTATTGAGAATGTGGAAACTAATACCCGGCTAGAAAGTTCACCACTGTTGGGAAAAAGTAATATAGTCAAATTTGAGAAAGACGGAAACCTTCAGGTTCAGCTTTTCGAAATTCCACCTAATTTATCAGCCGGTATCCAATATGTTAAACTCCAATACGGTCAAAAATTTGCATTTAACATACCTAGAACAACTCTTGTAATGAGAGAATCTGATGGTATTGTTTCTCAGATGGAATGGGTCTCAAGAAGTTTCAGTCTAAGCCCAGATACTGTGTTTTCTTTATACCCGTTAATGCCCGGTAAAAAATTAGGTGATGATGTTTTATACTCTGATACTTTTGCAATTCATATTGGTCCATTCATAATAGGGATCAACACATTTTTACACGCAACGAAGTATTATTTTGAAAGTTACGATAACGCGAAGAGCCGAGGGCACAATGTTACTTTCAGATTCATTCCTCAAATGAAAGGATGGTTTTGCAATGATAATAAAGAGTGTACAGAAATACCATTCAGCAAGATGCAAATTGATGATAAAGGAGTAGGTAGAATTAATGAACTTCCTATAGGCAGAAATCCTGGATGTTGGGGTGTATGTAATTATAAGATAAAGGGTACACATATTTTGAAACCGCTTGATAAATATACGGGAAAAAGAAGAAAATACAGTATATTTCTTTTTTTCATTATATCCAGTGTAGCATTAATTTTATTTGGTTTGTTACGTCTAAATACCCGTGCTCATACCCGTGCTCATACCCGTGCTCATACCCGTGCTCATACCCGTTTAACAGGTGTCTGACTCGCAATATGACGCTCTTCTTTCATTTTATCCAGATGTATACCCAAAAACTTATAGAGAATCTGCTTCAACTTATTGGGAAACTTATCTAGGTCAAATTTAATATCATTATTGATAAACGATCCATTATACGGCAAAGTAAAGCTGGTATTGTCAACTCCATTTTCTATCTGGTACATTCTGACCAGGGCATATACTAATTCATGACCATGCGTGTCGATTTTATCGATTTTCCTTAAAAACGATCGTTTTTGGCTGAAAGAAAGGTCTTTATTCTTTATATTTTTGGATAAACTATCGTAGAGCGGAAATTTACTCATTTATTATTTGAGTTTAATAGTATTTTAAATTCGTTTTTTATTCTTCGTCTGATATTTCAGCAGCGTCTTTTAGAAGTCGATCTGCAGTTATAGTTTCATCCATCTTCATTTCCTGTTTACTAGTCTCATATCTTCTATTTGATTCTTCGTAAGAAGCTAACAATGTAGGAGGTTCCGGTAAGAGGCCATAATCCGGAAGTTTAGTGTCTTTATCATCTGATCTATTGTATGGAGTGACACTTGCTTTTTTAAGTAAAGATAGAAAATTCTTTACAGCATTAACATGAACTCGCCCCCTATTATATAAAACCTCATCTACTCCAGTCTTATCGACAACAGTTATCTTTCGATGCTTCTTTTCTTCTCCAATTTTCTTTTTTACCTCAAAAGGTTCAGGATCAGAAATAGACCAATATCTCCAAACATGAACAACCTGTTCTGTTTTTGGCATAGGTTTACGGCCCTCAACTGAATGAGAACGATAACGAACTGCACGTCCTATCGCTTGTTGAATTTTCATTTCGCGTGTGGAAGATTCTAAAATATGCATGTGCTGAGTTTCGAGTAAATTAATACCTTCAGCACCAGCCTCTGTAACAAGTATCATTTTGATCTTTTCCCCATATCTATTTTTTTCAGCATTAAAATCCCTGAGAATTTTCCTCCTCATGCTATCAGAAATATCCCCAGAGTATATCACTGTGTTTACTCCACACATTTTTAATAGAGCATGAATAATATTGACCCCTGCTTTGGTTTTGAAAAAAGTGAATAACATATGTTTAGCTCTCCAATTAAGCATAACATTGGTAATAAGGGCTGTCATTTTTCGAGAATATATATCCGATAGTTTATGCATATTAAAATTTTTACGATCAACCCAACCGATATTCTGCATTTCAAACTCTGGAATAACATTTTTTCGTACCTCGTCCTTAACTTCCCGTAAAATTTTCTTAGATAACTCTTTTTTGGTCTTTTTTGCGAATTTCCCCTCTTTCTCTGCAGATTCTAATGCACGCTTGTAAAACTTATTGATAAAATATTTTTTGGTCATCGCAACTTCTCCAGTTGGTTTATACTTATACTTGATCACACGCCCAATATGATGTATTTCATCGCGAGTTTCGGGTGTAGATGAGGATCTAAACTCTTCTGGGTAATAGAAATTGGAATACAATCTTGACATGATATATTTACTTGCCATGATGAATTCTTCCATTTTTTTGTGATATTCTAAAGGTTTATCCCGAAGAAGTCTTTTATCAGGAGGTCCTTTCTTACGAATTTTTTGTTCCCACGTAGCAACACTCCAATAAGCTTCATTTTGAGGTATTGTCATACGTACTTGTATAGGTTTCTCATGTATAACTTCCGGATAATAACCTCCTCCTCTACCAGGAAAATACGAAATAATCCCCCTTAATTCTATACTAAACATACGTTTGTTTTTTGGTTTCACATTACCTTCCTTGTCGATAACAAACTGCTGTAAAAAAATCTCTGGATATAACTCTCCTCTCTTAATAATATTTGGAAAAGCGCCCGGTTTCAACAAATTACCCAATAATGGCCATTCCCATATATTGTTGACAATCGGAGTACCTGTGAGTGCTAAAATCCTACATTTCGATTTCATCAGCGCTTTGTAAATTAACGTGGCATGCTTAGATTGATTCTTAACACCGTTTATCAAATTATGAACTTCATCTATTATAACTAGAGAATTGTTAAGATTTGGAAGGCGATCTCCTACTGTATAATTAGTAGTAATAAATGTATAATACTTTTTCAAATACTCAGGACTAAAACCACACCTATCACAATATTCATCGATAAAATTCTGTCTAAGACTTCCTGGAGTCATTACAAATACTTGTCTAATTTTAGCTTCTGTGATCATCTCATCGGATACCATTATACTAGAACAACTCTTCCCAGACCCTAATTTGTGGATGAGAACTAATCCCTTTTCTTTTGAATCGTATAAGAAATAGTTAAGTACATGGGTTTGGTGTTCTTGGGGTGTGAAAGGCGGATGAGAACCACGGCTACATATTATATCTGAATATATTCCTCTTGGCATTTATTTATTAACCTTAATAAATAAATAGTTAATTTATTATATACTATAAATGAATACCCTTAAATACTTGAGATCCCTAAACAATTCTCAAATTGTTGTTTTATCTTTTGGTTTAATGGTTCTAATTGCCATTCCTTTTTTACACTGGCGTCATATAAAGGACCCTAAATTTATCCGGGTTATGGATAAGCACATATTCAATCCAAAAATAACTGGTTGGAGAATATCACATTTTCTTCTACACCTCGTAATGGGAATAATTTTCCCTACAAAATTATTTTTATTCATGGGTATGGGTATTGCATGGGAAATCACAGAAACGATCCTCGTAAAAATAACAAAGGATTCGCGATGGGTTATGAACTGGGAACAAGCAATGCTTGATATTATTGCCAATACTCTTGGATTTTTAACTGGTATGTATATCGCTAATTGTATTGATTCGAACCCGTCAATCGAAAAGTAGAGCCAAAGTTTTTAAACATGTTTATCCTACTCAGTATAAGCATCATCAAAGTTAAGATAGCAAACTTTATCATCCGGACCACACAATGGATGACCAATGGTATAGGCAGGAATTCCCTTATCTTCCTCTTTAACTCTTTCGCTTGTGAATCTCTGTTTGCTTTGGACCTTGTTAGCAACTTCTATAACAAATCGACGAATTTCTGAACCTTCATGAGGACCATTGTACCTCATAAATGGTTTACCTTGAATATATAGTACTATGTATGGAACGTACTTAATGGGAGCAATTGTGTTTTTAGCCATTCTAACACATTTTTTATTGGCACTCACATTGATCATACCGAATTGGCAGCCCCCTATTGTCCCAGGTAGTTGTTTAAAAATTGGTATCAGCGTTTGGCAATGTATACATTGCGTTGAATAGAATAATATGAGAGAAAAGCCAGGAATTCCGTGACAAAGAATGTTTCCTTTATTACCTCTGTTAATCGTAAAGTCATCAGAAGACAAGAACAATAAGCCAGACATGATTTTACTTGTAATTTATGTAACATTTAAATCGAGTTATAAAATAAAAAGTCAATAATAAACAAATGACTGATAACATCAAGTTGTTCAATCCAAATGATAAACCATTCGGTAAATTAAGCAATAATGCCTACCATCCGATGACAATAGATGGGAAAAAATATGCAACCGTCACGAATTATATTTATTCCAACTTATTATCCACTCCAATGTATAAACAAACTGTGCAATACGCTGCAATACGTGGATCGAGTAAAATGAACACAGAGCTATTGAGAGCAATAGATTTTCTACTTGGTGAAGAAAAGGGGGAGAAGGTTAAGGAGAAGGTTAAGGAGAAGGTTAAGGATAAGGTTAAGGAAATACGTCCAGGATTAACTGGAAAAGAGCATGCTAGGCGTATAAAAATAAGATATTTAACGCAAAAAACAGGGAAACCTTGGAGTAAATATGCTGTAATGTCCGATGAAAAACTATCACGAAGATATGAGAAGGCACAGAAAAAATATGGAAAAGATGTTAAACTCCCTGAAACTGAGAAAGACATTAGAAGGGCATGGATTGAATTCGCTAAAACAGGTAAAATAGCTGAACAAAGCAAGTTATCAAAGAAAAGACAAAAATATCAAGATTATATATCGAGAGAGGTCAGAAAACCATTCACATCTATCGATCTGAGAGAATTGAAACAAAAAATGATATCAGACTCTGTCCGCAATCAGATGGGTATATACCAGATCTACAACGAGAGTGTTTACAAGGAATTATTTAATACCATTGCTAACGCCACCAAAAAGGGATACGAATCTCGCCTACTAAACCCTATAATTGTTAACATGCTAGTAGCAACTGGTAATAGACCCATGCAGTACGAGAGTAAAGATCCTTTCTTAGGAATCGGACCCGACGGTCGTGGTGCTAATTTGGTTGGTAAAACATTGATGCAACTACGTCACAATTTGCGATTTAAACAGACCATCGAATTGCGTCGACAAAAAGAAGAAGAAAAATACCAACAAGTATATAACACATATATCGCATACGCTGCTTTGAGGGATGAAATGTTTAATAACAAGAATACACTGAAAGAATACCTTAGATTAACTCCAGAACAAATCATAAAGAAATATGGACAGGAAAAATTAATACAAGGTATACCAAGAAAAGAGACAGTAATAGAACTATATAAAAAAGATAACCTAAATCCGGTAATCATGAAGGAACTTTTTGTTCCAGGGACTTTGGTAATTAATGTCAGAAAAATGGGTATGAGATCATTGCGAAATCAACTGCTGAATTATAAGAAAGATATCGTATTTGATTCATATCTAGAGTACATGACAAGGCGAAATTATGAAGACGCTATTGAAACGGAAACTAAACGATTGGCCAGTGAAAGCAATAAACCCGAAGGTGAAATAACTAGAGATATCGTTCAAGATATTATAGCCAGACAAAAAACTAAATTAACCGGGCAGCAATTATCAAAACTAAAAGAAAGGGTTGTTGATCTATTTAATCTCGGTATGTTATCAGCATCTTTATCAGACCAAATAGACCAAGACATCGAACAATTGCAAATACCATCTGAAGAAGAAGTACAAGAAGCTGAATTAGCTGAAATACCAGTCGCACCGCTAGAAGTAAAATATCCCGAGGATCCCGAAAGTTCAGATGTAAGTTCTGATGAATCCAAAAACCCCACAACGAGGGCCCTAAAAAGTATATTTAGAGAGAGACAACGCAAAATGCCTGGAGAGAAAATACTTGAAAGGAAAGAAGTAGAATTGATCCAGGAGAAAAAAAGTGAACCAACCATAAAGGGAGGAATGTTTGTTCGTCCATCTGGAGATATGATTTATATTTTTAGAAATCCAGATCAGAATCCCCCAGAATTACGAGCATTTTCTCCAGAAGAATTTACAGGTATGTTGAAAATCGACAACTGGATGTACCCTACGATTCAACATTTCATAATATCTAGTTTGATGGCAAAATCTGGTACTAGACGAGTTGTTAGCTCATTTGGAGACGTTTCCTTCGAAAAAGGTATTGGAATGAGAGCTGCGCATTCAATGATTATGGTCGACCCGAATCTATCACCCAACGATCCTAGTTCCTACCTGAATCTTGAATTGACAGCACAAAGATACGATGAAGAAGAGAATAAAGCAAACGAGAAACTGTCAAGTCTATATACTGTAACAGGTCTAAACAAAAAATTTGAGGATTTATCCATGCAAAATTTACTCCTTATGACTGGTGATGCTAAAATTTACTGGGAAAGCCCTCAAAGTCTATTTCTCGGCACAGGTTCACCTCAACAACCCGGGAATAATTATGTCGGTAAAACGCTGATGGAGATTCGTTCTCGACTGGAAGAAACTAGGACTAAAGAAGAAGATGTATCTGCCGATCCTGATGACATAGTTAGACTTATTAACCAAGATGCATTCATAAACGCATGGGTAAAAATGAGACTCAAAGATATGTGTAGCGTAACAAATAAATTGCAGCAATACTCGAAGATAAAAGATGGTTTCGATATAAATTTATCAACATCGAATAAAATTATACAGTATGTCGAATTCGTTCTTGAATACATATATCATCCATGTGACTCTTTGATTACGAGAGCAAGAGACATTGATTCACCAGTACCAAAATTTTTCGTACAATGGGTACAAAAATGTAAGGGACTATCGTCAGGTCTGCCCCCAGTTAGAATTTATATGAATAGTGGGTCGTGGAAATACAACAATGAAATCGAGGAAAAGCGCAGAGAAACTAATAGAAGAATCAACGAAATGGAAAAAGAATTCTGGGGACGGAGCAGAATTGAACATCCATTAGAAGAGAGTCGGGCATTTGAAAAACATCAACTCGATCAATGGGGTGAGTTCATGAGGAAACTAAACTCTTCAGATCTATCTCAAGAAGAAAAATATAGGGAACGTGAAAATTTCAAAGCTCAACAAAAAGAAGAATACAATACATTTTGGGGGGTAGAAGATGTTAAGAGAACTTCTGCCGAGAGAAGTCGACATGAACACAAAAAAGCACAGTTAAAGAAAGACTTATCTGCATATATTCGTAAAGCTGAAGAAATTGAAAGGACTTATTACTCATATATGGAAGATATAGCACAAATCTACTGGAATTATATTGTAGTTATGATGAGCGCATTAATAGTAAGTCTGGCAGATAATGCTAATGGTGCCACCATAAGAGACGTAATAGCTAAATCAGAACTATTAAATTCCGAAAAAGTCAATTGTGTACGTATTATTTCTTCCGAGGAAGAGAATTGTATCGTATCAGCCCTGTTAAATCTTCTCGTAGGCATAAATACATTTAAAAATAAATTTTCAAGAACTGTTCTATTAGATACTGACGACGTAAAATTGGCTGGATCTATAATCATGAACTCTCAATTTAAACCGGAACTTAAGTATACAGGAGACGATACTGATATCGAATCAGACATCGAATATGAGAAAGAGGAAGAAGAAGAGGAAGAAGAGAAAAAAGAATTTGAAGTAGGTCCTTCTGGATTATTCCCCCAAGACATAGAACTGGAAGATATTCAAAGCGACGAAGAAATGGAAGGGGAACAAGACTATGGAGAAAATCCATATTTTGCATTTAAGTGGGGTGTTAAAAGCGGTAGACGTGGAGGAAAAAGAGAAGGTAAGTATAAATCCAGAGAATTTGCTGGTGATATCGACAAAGTTGAACAACATGTCATTAAGATTCAACCAGACAACTCGAGAGAAATCGCACGTGCTATAATGAAAATGGTACGTACCATCAAAATGCATCGAATGTCACCTAAAATAAAACAAAACCGTATTAATTTTTTTGCCACCATTAGATAAAATGGAAGGCCTCACTCAACTAAAACCAATGGAAGATCTGTGTCTATTATTAAAAACTTATTACAATGCAGATTTTATACCCATGATGAATAATATAACAGTATCTAAATCTTTTAAGAGCATAGCTAAAAAGTATAAAAGATTAAAGAAAGGCAATGTAGCCCTTATAGGATTAATATATAATCTTTACCACGGAAAAATGATCAAATCTAATAAATTATATATTTCTGGTCCTATGAGTATTACCTACCAAACCAGCCAAAAATACGACAAAAAAATCTACATATTTGGGGAATACCACGGAAAAATAAATGATTGTACCCAAGTAAATTTACCCTTGTTTTCTAGAAATATGGATATTTCTGAATATTTACACAGGTTATTTGACACAACTACAAAATTTATTGATTTCTATATTGAAGATGAATTATTTAGATTGTTACCCTCTGATAGAAAACACAATTTTCTCCATATGTTGCGACATGACTTTAATAATTGTCTAAACCCTACGCTTAGAAAAAAATGTAAATGGCCCTATGTTAGAACGCATTTCGTTGATGCAAGGATGATACAACTCAAAAGTCAAATCTATATCGAAGGAACAAATCAAGTACAAAATTTAGTATTTGAATTGATGCATGACAATAGGGGCTCTCTAGATAAATATAATTCTATATTAAAACGCTTATCATCCCTCAAAACACATGAACAAATAGCAAGATACCTTATCGAAATCGCTTTATCTATTCCAATAGTAAAGAAAGAATTAAAACGCAGTGATCTGGGAACTAAAAAAATAATATCAACACTAATACCCATTGTTACAAAGATTTATTCTAATACTTTTGATATTAATGTTTGGTCTTCCCCTTCATGGTTCAATTGGGAAGATCTAAAAAATAAATATATTCTTCTTGTAAATTTCCTAACACCTCTTGTCGATATCTATACAATTGCTAGAATGTTCAAAACATTTCGTAAATCAGAACAAATGCCTTCTAGACCTCACTATATTATATATTATGCAGGTAATTCTCATTCAAATATAACTAGGACTTTTTTAGATATGCTAGGATTCACAACTCATGTTTCTAGATTTTTAGATAATCGAAACATAAGATGTTTACCAATGAAAGGTATTGATCTAGATTTTAAATGATATAAGCATATAAATCTTGTAATAAAATGGATCCAGTTTTTATTACAATACAAGTATCTGCACCTACTTATTGGGGTTATAAGTACCAAGTACCTCGTCAATATGCATTAAATGTAGATCACCAAAATTTAATCCAAGAATTAAAGACACACATGAAAAATTTCTTTAAACTCCATAATCTAATGTCATTGAGCGAAGGTGTAGATAACTTACATCTCCATATCCATCAAAAAATTGAACCACATCATTCTGTTGTATATGCATGCTGTCATCATGAAACTGATAAACATAACGAACAAAAGCATAACATAGCTTAATTATAGTTTTTTAAAATAAATTGATATTTAAAAAAGTATTCTTGGGAATTAAATAGAAATGTCTTTGAGTCTAACTCTAACAGGAGCAATCGATAAAGTTATTGAAACCTATATTTCAAGAGTTTCAGCAAAGTATAACGTTGATAAGAATGAACTAAAGAGTTTGTGGACTGGTAATGATATAAAAACTACAAAAAAGGAATCTCCTAAAGCAGTTTCGACAGAAATTACCCATGAAACCCTTTTAAAGTGTAACAAAGCGGAACTGGTTGCATTGTGCAAAGCAAATGGGCATAAGTGTTCTGGAACTAAAGCAGTGCTTATGAATCGCCTCCTCGGAAAGGAAGACAGCAAAAGTCCTCCGAGAAAATCAAGAGCTAAGAAAACCAAAACTAAAACTAAAACACAAAAGAAAGAACTTGTTAAAGCTACTCCAGTTGCCAAGAAATTGACTGCTAATATCCCGAATATCTTAATCAGGCGAAATCAATTCGGTAACTACGAACACCCAGAAACAGGACTTGTTTTCAACAACGAAAACAAGACTGTTATTGGAACACAAAATGACAATGGAACAATCGAAGACCTAACCGAAGATGGCATTGACAAGTGCAATGCATTTAAGTTTAAGTATAAATTACCTCTGAATTTAGATCACCAATCGTCATTGGAGGATGTTAAAGTTAACGAACTATCAGAAGAAGAAGAAGAAGAGGAAGAAGAGGAAGAAGAGGAAGAAGAAGATGTTGTTGAAGAGGAAGAAGAGGAAGATGTTGTTGTTGAGGAAGAGGATCTTCTAAATGAAGAAGATCTGCTTGGTGATGATGAAATTGAGATGTATGCAACCGATGATGAAGAGTAAGTTTCTTAATATACTAAGTATATTAAGAAACTTAAATATATCCTAGCTTATATCCTAGCTTAATTAAGAGACAAAGCTTCTATTCTGGCTAACAAGTCCTCAACGGACTCGCCTTTATATAATTTTCTCTTTCCAGTTATTTTATGAAGCTCTTTTAACAAAGAGAATCTTGTGACTTTCTTGGTCTTGGTTTTCATCTTAGGTTTCGTCTTAACCCCAGACCTTTTCAAATTTGTCTTAGTTACTTGCTTGGATTTTTGCTTGGATTTTTGCTTGGATTTTTGCTTGGATTTTTGCTTGGATTTTTGCTTGGATTTTTGCTTGGATTTTTGCTTGGATTTTTGCTTGGATTTTTGCTTGGATTTTTG